AATAAAAGTTAGTGACGTAAAATATGAAACCTTATTTTTTACATATAAGAAAATAATAAACTGGTTATCGTCTTATTTTATTATTATTATTATTATTATTATTATTAAAATATCAATTACGTCGGTAACGTCGGTAAAGTCACTAAATATAAAAGTTGGATAAAATGAAATAAAGATTTTATATATATGTAAAGAGAAATGTTAATGACTTATCAACTTTATTGACGTATATAATTTTATCCACCCATAAATATAGAAAAGAATTAAGAATAATCCCAGTAAGTTTATTTGTATATCATTCATTCTTTATTATTGCGTATAATATTTAAAATTAAAATATTATATTAATATATATAACTATGGATTTATCTAACGAACAAATTGCAAACGTTCTTGAGAAATACAAAAGGAAATTAGAATATGATCGTAATAGATATCATAATGTAAAAAAACTAGATACTTCTTTTATAGAGAAGAATAGAGAAAGAGCAAGAAATCATTATCAAAACAATAAAGATAAGAAAAAAGAATATTATCAAAGTAATCAAGAAAAGAATAAATTAATTAATCAATATTATTATTATAAGAGATTGAATAAACTTGATGTATTAGAATCTAAATATCCTGATAAATATAAGAAATTATGTGAAATGGGTAAAATTACTCCGGTTCCGGTTCCGGTTTCGGTTTAACCAATTCTTCAAGTTTATCTTCTACTTCTTTCCATGATAAACTACCATCACATAATTCAGAAAGTTTATCAGCTAATTCTTTCATATCATCACGTCCCCATATATATTTATCAAATAGAACAGAATGTATAGTATCTTGTACTTCATCATCGTCCCATTCATGTTCTTCCCATTCACAACCATTTTTTTTGACTTCATCTAACCAACTAGTAGGCCACGGAGAAGATAACAATTTACTCATTTATATTATAATCATATATTTTTTTTTCATATTTTTTAAATTAATAATTTTAAGGATTATTATTTTGTGGAACAATTTGTTCTTCATTATTATTTTGTGGTTTTGGTGTTTCTGCTTTTTCTTCATCGCTATCCGGCTCGGGTGGTGGTTTACGGTGACATCTCCAAATATAACAACAATTCATATCACATTCACATCTAGACTTCCATATTACTAATAATAAAGATGCGACACTTCCTAAAATTAACGCCATAGATCCGGCGAATTGATCTATGGTAAAATCTTCCATTTTACCAAACTGCATTTTAGTTGTTTATATATATAACTTTTTTTTTTATTTTGTATCTTTTTTTATTATATTTTATATTATTATAAAATGAGTTATTGGACTAGTTCGAATGTTGAGCCTATTGGTGAAACCCAAGTATCTATCACGGCGGAGAATGGACTGAATTATGAAGTCGGTAATACGCAGAGACAGATTAATCTATTTATTCCCCCAAGTGTTAAGTTTCTTTCGGGTAAAGATTCATACCTTCAATTCAATATGAAGATTAATCAACCTGCTAATATTTCTACACGTCTTCAACTTGACCCCGCTGGAGCGGGAATGATTGTCCGTAATCTTCGCATCTATGATGGTTCACGTGGTAATTTAATTGAAGAAATTAATGAATATAATCAACTTGTAGCACTAGACCATGATTATAATAGTGATACATCTAGTCGTAATTTAGTTGCATTAGAACAGGGTGGAGTTGCTTATTCTGAAAGATGTAAGGGAACTCAAGGAACATCTCAATCTGAATATGCGAATGTTGTAACTAATCCATGGTTCAAATATTATACTGGTGCGGGAGCTCTTACCGATATTTATGATCCTGACATTCAAAACAATACTGTTAAATGTTGTGTCCCCCTTAAAATGTCCGGTGTTTTTTCGGGTGCTATCTTCCCTAATATGATGACTAATGGTCTATATGTAGAACTGGATTTAATGCCTGCCCCGAGAATTGTAAAACAATTAGATAGTGTTGTTCGTAGTCGGCGTACTCCCCTATGTCCCAAGTTCAAATCTCTTGATGGAACAGCTGCGGACGATTGGGCTGTTAATGCGACAGTTGTAACATTTTTCCATTTACAAAAAGAAAACTCTATGAGAACTATTGGTGATGTGCCGTTTGTGGTTGGGGAAACCGTATTATTCCAAAAAACAGATTCCGCAGCCCACGTAGTAGGAACAGATGTTTCAGATATGTCGGCGGCTATGGTAATTTCTGCAATAGAAGATGCGGGTGCTGATGGTATTAAAATAACTATTGCTCCCGGTGTATCTAATGATGGTACGGGGGGTGCTGGTGGTTTAGAAATAGACCAAACCTTCTCCCTTGTATCTGCTGAATTACTTGGTAGTGATGTTGTATCTGCTGCTGGTGTTCCATTAAGTTATACGATTAGTGATTTCCAGTTTATCGCCCATCAGATAGAGTTTGATGCGTCGTATGAAGCTCGTATGATGGCGAAGGCTCGTGCCGGTAAGTTTATTGAGTTTGATATATATTCTGCAACCAACTATAAAAATAGTATGTTAGCAAGTGAACGTCAAGCAACCTTCCTAATTCACGCACAGAACCAAAAGGCTAAATCTGTTGTATGTATTCCAACAGATTCTAGTGTTTATAAAAATGGTGATTTAATGTCTTCTGATACTTCCTATCAAGTAACGCAAGATGAAATGGATACTCAACTCCGCTCTGCCCGTGCGGGATTAAGTGGTTGCTGTGATTTCTTATCTAGTTATCAAATGCAGATAGACGGCAAACTTGTTCCAAGTCGTCCAGTATCTACTAAAAAAATTGCGACACGTGAATCTATAGACGCATTCCATATCTTCGAGTTAGAGAAAGGATTATCAAGTTCCAAAATCCCAGCAAAATCTCTTGCTAAATATATGGATAACTTTGTAATTACTCGTGGATTTGGTGGAAGTTCTGATGGTGTTATGGATCTACGTGGTAAAGATTTATCACTAATTCTTGATTATAGTGAAGCTACCGCACCTACTAAACCCAAGATGTTTAATACATTTGTATTCCACGTAAGACGTGTCCGTATTCGTGGCGGTATGGCGGAAGTTCATCATTAATTAATTATTAAAAAACTTTATTTATTTTTTCTTTTATTATTTTATATTTTATATAATATAAAATGACTTCACGATATTTAGAAATAAGGCCCGATAATATCCCTTCCGATGGTAAAGTTAGTTTCAAAAATGGTTTCCCTGTATTGAGTTTTACAATTCAATCGCAGAATGGTATTCTTAATCCACGTTCTATCAGAATTAATGGTAAACTTCAAGTATTCTCTGATAATCAAAGTCCACCTACTCCTGTATATACTGATGATGACCCTGCAATTACTATGGATAATCGTTTAGGTATTTATGGTGTAATGGATCAATTAATTATTAGACATAACCGCTCAAAACAAGTATGCGAACACATAAGATTCTACAATAAATATTTACAGAGTTATTTGGGTTGTACCAGTTCCAAACAAGATTTACTAGGGCACATGTCCGAAACGGCACTCATTATGCCTAATGAAGAAGCTATGTTTGTAAATGTAGTTGCTAATGGAGATGTTGCTGGTGCTCTTGATATTAAAAAAGATTTCTCCGCACATCTCCCAAGTGGTTTTATGCAGTCCGGTAATCTTATTAATCTTATGCCGACTGCTTTTGGTGGAGTACAAATTGAAATCCATTTATCCCCTGATAGTAATTGTCTATATTCTCGTAATGGTGATTTAACAGATGTAAGTGAAGCCCATTATCAGTTAAGCGATCTGACCCTTTCGTGTGAAGTAGGTGATGTTCCCCCATCAGAGATGGCGGCTCTTGCGGCTCAAACCGAAGGTGCTATGAACTTCCAGTCCATTACGTCTCTCTATACGTCTATTAACACGGGCAACGCACAGATACAATATTCACTCGGTCTACGTGCTCTTCAATCTGCCTTCATGACTTTCTGCCCTGCTAAAAATCTTAATACTCTAACAGAGAACGGACTTGCGACTACCTATCCAACGGCAAATGAAGCGGGTGGAACACTAGCACATTTTACTCGTATTGCTTTTCTCAAAGGCGGTCAGAAATATCCTATGGATTTTGATGTAACTACAAATGCCGATATTGCTGGTAATACTGATACGACGGCGGGTGATTCTTTTACTACGGCAGATCCACAATTAGCTCGTCAGTTTGCAGAGAGTATTATTCCTGAAAGTTTCCAAGATAGAACTTCTTTAGGCCCGAGTAATCTAAATCGTAATTATATTATGACAAATACGGGAGCGGCTAATGCTTACAAATCTCAACCGGACGGCGGCCCATTATTCGGGGTTGGTGTAAGATATTCCCAGTTCGGTCAGGGTAAGGGTGATTTCTCCCAGCAACAATTCGGGGTATCACTTGAAAGTAATATTACGGAAGATAACCCTATGGCTGTCTTCTTATTCTTAAAACATAAAACCACATTAGAATATACGGCGAACGGAGTTCAGATTGTAAGTTAAGCGTTTTTTCTCAAAAATAAAATATTGTATAGTATATAATGAATAATTATAAAGCAGAAGTAAAATATATTTTAGAATGTATGGGTGTGGGTGAATATTTAAGTTTATACAAAGATCAAGAAGAAATTAAATCAATACTCATGAAAATCGGTAGACCCGAATTATATAAGAATTATAAAAAACAAATTGATAAAGATATTGAAGAAATGAAAAATAAAATTGTAAATAAAAAAACCGGAGAAGAAAACCCTAATTTTATATATAGTGATGATGATAGTGATTATGTAACTGAATCAGATATATCGAGTGAAGAAGAAGAAATGACTTATGCAGAAATGATACAAGTTGTAAAAAGTGAGAATGATTTTTATTATTTAGAATAATATCTATACTTTTATTTTTTTTAATTATATTTTCAAGTAATATTTTATATATGTAAATACTATAAAATGTCTGATGATAAAGCGAATGTTCCTGACTTTCTTAAACTCAAAGAAGTTCCTGTTGATTACGTACAACAGATAGAAACTGATTTACTAGAACCTGTAGTTCATCAAGAAGCAACAGCAAACAATACTGGATTTTGTCGGTTTGAATTACAGAATAAAGGTATTCTTCATAGTCATTCCAAAATATTTTTATCTCTAATTCCTAATGCTGATAATAACGTTGCATTCTTACCACAGAACATCGGTATTGGTTCTTTGATTGAACGTGCTGTTCTCAAAGTAGGTAATCAAGTATTAAATGAAATTACGGATTGGTCGCATTTACATAGTATTAAATCCATGTTTATTGATAATGAATATAATAAAGAAAGAGAGCAGTATTCAACTGGACGGACTATCAACCATCGGTTTACCTTCAAAGATAAAGCCGGAGCTGAAAGTGAAGTATTATCTGATAAATATGGTCTAGATAATGGACGTGAATATTTCGGAACAGTTGGAGCTGTTGGTAATCTAAACCAGCAACCTTTCGCCAATATGGACGGATCATCAGCAGCAAAAAAAGCACAATCTCCGGTTTATTGTGTTGATCTTGTTGATTTATTTCCCTTCCTTGACCGACAAGAAATCCCACTTTTTTTAATTTCTTCTCCTGTGTCTATTGAATTAACGTGGTCTAAAACCGAATCAGACCGAGTATCAAGTCCCGGTGCTGGTGGTTCTGTTGTTGGAAAATCTTATCTAATTGATAGGAATGAATTAAAGTTTGCTGCCGATTATATACATTATGGGGCGACTGATGAAATGGCTAGATATGCGGCTGCTAATCCTGTAATAGAGTTTTCATTTGAAGATTACCGCCTTGTTAAATCAACTGTTACAAGGGATCAACTCAAAGCGGGTATAGTTGCTAATCTTGGTATGGCGAATCGTTTAGTAACACGTGTATCAACTATTATGACTGAAACTGGACTGGGAGATGATGCTATCCTAAATAAATATGTTTCTCAAGCACCACAGAATAAAGCGTCCGGTGAAGTCGGTTCTATAGAATATAATCTCCGTTATAATGATAGATTTGAGTATGCAACCAGTCTAGACAATACGGCACGTATTTTCAATCAGCTTGTAGCATCAGAAGGTATCCCCTTTGTAACACGTCAAGAATATTCGGGAGCACAGCAAGGTATCACATCTGCTACATTTGAGAGACGGGCACAGAACTCGGCGGCTTTTGATGGTATCCGTAAATGTTTCTTTGTTATGGGAACACGTCTAACCGGTCAGCGTGTCGGTCAGCGTGGAATTGAACTACACCTGAAAGTAGATGAAATGCGTGATTTCCCGCATAATGTCCGTTCGTATTGTGAATATCTCCGTAAGGCAATTCTTACAAATGGTATGTTTGAAGTTTATAATGTATAAATGAAAAATAAAAAATTAATATATGTATAATATATAAATGGTTAAAATTACATATAAGGGGGAAAGTAGAAATGTACCAGCTACTTATTTGAAAGGATTAAAAGGAGCTGAAAGACAAAAACAAATTAAATCTTTTTTTGAGAAAAAAGAGAGACCTAAAACAAGTGCGAAATCAAAAGAATCTACATGGACTACAAAGTTTAATAAAAAATACGGAGAACAATTAGAAAATATGAAGGGCGGTAGAAGTAAAAGAAATATAGCAAAGGTTACTGGAATACCATACAAGGCATTAAACGAAGTATTTAAAAAAGGTGAAGGAGCTTACTATTCAAGCGGTTCACGACCTAATCAAACTCCGCAATCTTGGGCTTACGCAAGAATGTATAGTTATATATTAGGGGGGTCTGCACGAAAAGTAGATGCTGAAATTACCAAAAAATATAA